ATGTGTCCCATACTCTTACTTGTGAAAATATATCATCATAGTTTACTTTTGAATCATATGCAACTGTTAAACTCAAATCAATAAGACCAAGTTTATCTTCTAATGCGTCAACGATTTCAACATCTTGTATATTATATTCAATAAATTTTTGAAAGTCTTTTGTATAGAAATCTTTAAATGTATCGTAGGGGTTTTCATTCTTTGGTTGTTTTAATTCTAGTTCACCAATAAAATCTAGTTTGTAACTTTCTTGTCTTGTTGGTATAAACCATTTGTATAAGTCAAGATAGTCTAACATTGCAACACCATAAACATTATAAACTGTTTGTGTTCTACCTTGTACATTTATTTCCATACGATTTAATAAACCCCAAGGAGATAATTTATTTGCAACTGCGTCACCAGCTACTAACTTTAATCTGTTAACAAGATACGGTAAATCAAAAAACTTTGTATTCCAACCTGTAATAATATCTGGATGATTTTTAATCCAAAACTTCATAAACTCAAACATCAATTGCTTCTCATGTTTACATTCAACATAAGTTACATCTGTTCGGTCTGTATGATATTTACCTACACCCCAAGTAATGATTTGTTTATTCGTTTGATTTTTTACAGACAAACAAATAATTTCTTCTTGTGGGTCTTCTACATTTGGAAAACCATTTTCACAAGTTGTTTCAATATCAAGTGTGAATATTTTAATTAGGTCTTTGTCCCAAGCAATTTCTTCCGGGTGTTCTTGACCAATATATTGATAATGATATCTTTCTAAACCATAGACAGGTGAATTAGATGTTGCAACTTCTTTACGAAACTTACGAGCTGCCATGATATCTCTAAACTCTATTGGTTTTAGATTTTGTCCTTGTAAAGTTTTATACACGGAATGCTCTTGCGTCAAAGCATAGAGCGTAGGACCAAAGTCTATCTTTTCTTTATAGTCTTTGCCATCATGTATACCACGAACAAGTAATTTACCACGGTGTTCTATAACATTTTTATAAAATTTCATCATTCCTCAAAAATACAATTAAACCATCATCTTCTTTTGTCAACTTTATCTGACAAGCTAATCTACTTACGCCTTCTTTGAAACCTGATTCGTATTCTAACAAATCAATTTCAGGTGTATTATCGCATACTTTACCATGTTTGGCAAGCCACCCTTGTGATATATGTACATGACAAGTAGCACAGGCACACGCACCTCCACAATCTGCTGGTATTTCTGGTATATCTATCTTTGAATAAAACTTTGCAGCTTCCATCAAAGAGGCACCAGGTTCTACCTCGACAGGCAATTTACTGCCATTTCTGACAAAGTAAACCGTTATATTATCCACTACAGACTCGGTACTTTGTTCTCTGTGATTAATCCACCTTTACTTGGTGTATAGATACTACTTGTATTTTGTTGATACGAAGCTAAAATTTCTTTTTTAGGTTTAACGGTTGTAACAATCTTGTCCATAGAAATAGTAATAACATCCTCATCTGCATAAGGCATATATGGGGTCATCATTAATTGTACTGGTTTTCCTGGGGCTGATTGTGTGGGAATGATTACAAAAGGTTTTTCAAATGTATAATTTCCCATGGTATCTTTATCCATTTTAGAAATTACATCTTCACCTGTTGATAATCTACATATTTTCACATCACTCATATTTTACTCCTTCATTATTATATATTATAACACAGCTTGACAAATTAGTCAAGGCTGTATTTGGTCGTAATCACATATTTTCTTTGTGGATTAACCATGACATTTAATCTATTCATAAATGCACGGTCAAGAAGTATTGGACTTCTATCTTCTCTATCGTCAATGGTAAATTCTACATCTTTATAGAAACCACCGGCAAATTCTACATCTAGTTTTACGACATATCGGTCTTCTTCATAATCTCTTAAACCACCAACACTAATTTGTTCAACTCTTATAATATCACTAGATATTTCTTTACCTAATAGTGACCATGTTACTTTTTTATTAGACATTGGTTTAATTTTATCTGCATGAATAACTGGCATACCTGAATTACCTGTATCAAACTTAGCAATGATTTCACCAAAAGGTTTGATAGTTAATATTTCTTTGTATCCACATTCTGTTGGTACTGTAAATCTGTTTACCTTATCTGCAAAATGTGTAATAACTTCTTTTGCAATATTCATCTTAGTAGCGTCTTCAATACCCTCTGTGCCTGGTGATGAATTTACTTCTAACATATATGGTGGTTGTTTTTCTCTATTCTTGCTTGGTATAAAGTCAACAGCAGTCCAATATCCACCAACTGCTTTAGAAGCTTTTAAGGATTCTTCTATTTCTAATTCTGTTAATTTGATTTTTTCCGGTTCTGAACCTTGCGATACATTTGACCTAAAATCTCCTTCAATAACTGGTCTTTTCATAGCTGCTAAAAATTTACCACCTAGTATATGTACTCTTACATCATAATCTGTTTTGATATATTCTTGTACTAATAGGTCTGCGTCTTCATCTTGTTTATGAATTAACTGTACTATTGAATCTAAACCTTTTGGACTATCAACAAATAAAACACCAACACCTTTACTACCTCTAAGGGTTTTCATAATCAAAGGAAATTTTATACCAGATTTATCAACTATCTCATTTGATTTTTCATGGTCATTAATTAACTTTGTTTGTGGTTGTGTTAACCCATAATCTGCAAGTCTTAATGCTGTTCTATATTTGTCAGCACACATATTAATTGTAGTTCTAGGATTTACAAGTGTTGCATTTGCTCTTTCAAGTATTGATACAAAATCTAACCAACTATCTTTTCTACTAATACTACCACGAATAATAGCAACTGTCATTGCGCCTACTTCAAAACCTTTTTTATCATCTTTATTATGAAATCTACGAACACCGTCCTCTAAAGTTGTATAACCACCTGTTAATTTAAACAAGTAATATGGATAATTTAACTTATCACATTCTTCTTTTAATCTATCGGCAGTATGGAATTCTTTTGCGTTATCTGGCTCATCTGTAACAATGAGTAACCTTAAAAACGGTTTCTCTTCCTTTTCTTCGCCTATGAATTGTTTAAATTGTGGTACAAGCATTTATTGTTTGGCACTCTCATTTGTTTCGTCAATTTTTTTACCAATATTATATTTGGCAGATAAAGTCCACTCTTTCTTTTCTTTAAAAGGTAATACTTTTATTTGACTTAATGGCGCTTTATTTTCAGCGTTTTGTGGTTGTACGATTTCAATTAAACTCCAATCTTGTAATAGAATGGCAATTGTATTTCGTCTTTGTATATCATTCTCAACAAGTGTTGCTTTTTTACCGTCTAAGGCAAATAGTTCTTTAAAATGTACTATGTAATACTTACCTTGTTTGTGTAAAATGTGACATGATTGGTATAAAGTCTTGTCTTTTCTACTTGCTACACCAATTCTTGTTAAGGTTTCTCTAACTTTTAAAAAGTCGTCTGGTTGCTTGATAGTAACCTCTAGCATATCTTCAGCCGACCATGATATTTCTTCGCTCATTTTCTTTTTCTCCCGCCTTTTGAAAGGCTAATTTTTATATCTTCAAGTTGTTTGTCGTTTAGTATGCTTAGAGCCTCTTTAGCTTTCTCATTACTATAACCATAATACTCTTTTACATACTGTATATTTTTCAATTTGGCCTGTGATAACCACTTGCCACCAAATCGCTTTGCTTTTCTTATACTATTTATGTAAAAATGAAATTGTAGTTTCTTATCTAAGAAATGGAAACCATTCATTTCATTTGCTTGAGCAATAGTGTCATAGTGCATAGATAAACACTTGTTGACAATAAAGGGAGGATACTTCTTTTCCCATGTTAGGTCCTCGGTATCTAACAAAGGTTTCTTCTCAAAGTTTATTGCATTGAGATAATCTTTTAATTCATACATAATATATTCCAATCAATGTTGGAGCGGGTGACAGGATTCGCACCTGCGACCTATTCGTTGGCAACGAATTGCTCTACTACTGAGCTACACCCGCTTATCATTATTTAAATTTACAACTGGCCATAATCTCAGTTAAACAAGCGACCATATTAATCTCATGGTCTGCAACAAAAGCTGCCTTGTACTGATAACCAGCAATAATTAAAATTGCTTGTGGTACTGATTTACTATCAAGTGAATCGTACATACTATCATAGATACCTCTAAAAAGAGAAGCTGGTTCTTTATCAATATTCTGAACAACCCACTTTCTCATATCATTAAACTTTTTATCTTTTAATGTTTTTACAAGTTCTTTAGTATTTGCCTCTGATAGACTAAACAATATACCACTATCAATCTTACCTCTTACAGAATATCTTTGTAGTTCATTTATAGTTCTACGAAAATCAGGATAATATTTCTGTATTAATTCTGCTAATACTTTTTTATCAAATTCAATGCCTTCATCTGTCAATAGACCAGACATTCTTTCCATAAATGATTTAGCAGTTTTTACCTTTTGACCATTCTTAATAGCAAAATCAATAACAGTACATCTACTATGTAAAGCAGGTATAATCTTATTCTTATAATTACAGGTAAATATAAAACGACAATTGTTATAAAAAGTTTCTATAAAATTACGCAAGGCAGGTTGAACACTATCAGCATTCATATAATCTGCTTCGTCTATAATTACAACTTTGTGATTGGCGTCTTCGGTAAGTGATACTGTACTAGCAAAATTCTTAATCTTGTTTCGTAATGTATCTATTTGTCGGCCTTCGTCTGACCCATTGATTATAATATAATCAGCGCCTAATTCTTCACACAATGCACGAGCAACGGTAGTCTTACCGGTGCCTGCCGTACCTGATAAAAGTAAGTTAGGTATTTCTTTTTGTTTTAAAAACTGACTAAAGGTTTCTTTTATATCTTGTGATAAGATACAATCTTCAATAGTTTTTGGTCGGTATTTTTCAACCCATAGGTAGTCTGACATGATATATTCCTCATAATTTAAAATTCACTATCTGGCTCAAGTGCAATCCAATATTGTACTTTTTTATTTCTGTTTACAAAGTGACTAATCTTTTGTGAAGATATAGCAACATCATAATCATCTGTAATCATCTTAAAGTTTTCTACTTTAAAATAAGCCTTAAAGGTTTTATCAGTTTCGCCTACATCAATTGAGTATTCATTTGATGATTTGTTTTTCTTGTCAGTAGCAACCATATGTATTTTACTACCATTACCAATAACTGCAACATCAATCAAATTCAATGTAGTAGCCGCTTTCATAAGTTTTGCAAAGTTTTCCTTTTTAAAGGTAAACGATACAAAGTTATCTGGCATTGTAATTGATTTTGTTGGTGAAACAATAACTGATTTGTCTGCAAAGAAATATTTAATATTCTGTTTAGACTTTTCTTCATTAATGGTAACATTAGAACCACCATTAAAATTTAGAGTTGGACTATCAAACAAATCAATAGACCTCAAAAATTCAGGCAAGTCATAGATAGCAAACTCACTACCAAACTCCTCTGAAATCTCAGCTTCAGCCAAGATGTTCTTCATTGTAGAAATTGTTTGTACTGTCTTACCAGGTTTAACCAAAATGTTTTGATTAATTGCTGAAAAGTTTTTCAATACATCAATTGTATTCGTTGAAAGATTCATTATATATTCTCCTATTATTAATTTGTCAAGTATTTCAACATACTCTCTGGTGATGATTCACCATATGGGTCACTAGTCAAATTATCACATTTTCCAGGTTCTTCAAACAGCGCTTCAACAATGCCATCATTTATAACCATAGAATATCTCCAAGACCTTTGACCAAATCCTTTGTCATTTTTATTGACAAGCATTCCCATTAATCTTGAAAACTCGCCTGTGCCATCTGGAATCATTTTGCAATTTACAATATGTTCTTTTTCTGCCCAAGCATTCATTACAAAAGAATCATTAACTGATACACAATATACCTCGTCAATGCCTCTCTCTTTGAATTCATTAAATTTTGTTTCATATCCTGGTAATTGTTTACTTGAACAAGTAGGTGTAAATGCACCAGGTAATCCGAATACTACAACTCTTTTGCCACCAAAAAAGTCATCTGTTGTTTTTTCAACCCATTCGCCTAATTCTCGGACTTTAAATTTTACGAATGGTACTTTATGTTTCATCATATATTTTTACTCATATTAAAATTGGAGCGGAAAGAATGTACTGCCCAAACTTCTCTCGGTTGGAAACCAAGTGTTTTACTTTTAAACTATTTCCGCATTTGTTTATCATTATATAGTAAGTGACCATCAAAGGCAAGCCTAGGATGGCCACTCATCAATTATTTTACCTGTACTAATTTAGACCAGTTATCCTTACCTTTTTCTTGTGGTAAGAAACCAGCGACTTTCATAAAGTCTGTTTTACAACCTAGGTCTTGTAATCTTTTTAGACCTGTATTCCAGTCTTCCATAGTTCTTTCTCGTTTAATTGAAATAGAAGATTTTTTAGTCGGTCTGGACACATGAAATATCACTTGACAATCATTACCTGTTTCCAGATACTTGGCCATCATTCTATGATAAGTTCTATAAGCACTACCTTGTTTACACATAAAGGTATGTTTTTTGCCTGTCAAGTCACCACTAAAATTATACTTGGTTGCTGATTGTTCTTTAGACCATCTTTTTGCCTTTACTTCATTCCACTCGTAAACAGCTGTGTCTAATTCAGATAGATTTTCTACTTGTCTAACTATACTGTCTTTAGATTCTTTACTTCTAAATGGGCAAATTAGGTCAAGATGTTTTCTAATTTCATCTGTATCTTTTTTAAGACCAAACTTGTTAATCTTTAACATAATTGTTTTTACAATGTCAATTTCTTTATTAATTACTTTTGGTAAACCCTCGTTTTCCATAGTTCTAATATCTAGTAATTGGCTTTCTGTACAATCAACTACATCAAAAACCATTTCAAAATCACCACCAAATAATAGTTCTAAAGCATTTGCTCTATTATAACCATATGTTAGTATGTGACTATATTCACTATTCTCATTTGGATTTTTATATACACAAGGTAAATACTCTGTAGTATCCCAACCTTTTGATAGTGAATGTTTTAAACTTTCAATGTCTGATTCAGAGGTACCATGCTGTCTAGCAGTATTACCTTCCATATCGTCAATCAATACTTGTGAAAGTTTTAGTTTAATTGTTGTTGTAATTTTTACTCCGACATTTGAAAAGTCGGGAATGGGTCGCTCAAATTTTACATGAGCAATGTTTTTAGTTTCTATAATCATTTTTTTCCTCTTATTAGATTACGACAAACTTTATCCCATGAGGACAAAATCTATCTTATTATTATTTATACATCATTATATATTAAAGTGGAGGAAAGGCAAGCCTCCCTCCACAATTCAAATTTACTTAATACTAATAGTTTTAGCCTTTTTGTGTTCTGGTACAATTTTCTCCAGAGCAACTTTTAAAAGACCATCTTTTAGTTCAGCACTCTTTACTTCAACATCATCTGCTAATGTAAAGTGTTTAACAAAGCTTCGTTTAGCAATACCTTGGTGTAACACACCGTCATTGTCTTCAACTTCTTTTTCTTCTTTTGTTTTTACTGATTCGATTTTCAATACATTATTTTCATAACTTACTGAAATATCTTTTTTACCATAGCCTGCTAATGCAACCACGATATCATATGTTAAAGAACCTGTCTTAACAATATCATATGGCGGATAATTATTCGCTGTCATATGTGGTAGTCTATCAACCATATGGTCGAATTGGTCGAACATATCGTCAAACCCTACTGTAAATGGCTTCAAGCCGGTAAAAATTGAATGAATTGCTTTATGATTGGTCATTTGAACCTCCTTATGTTTAAGCAAAGTTAATAAAGATACCTCTATTGAGCGTATCACTATTATTTATATAATCATTATATTTCATATTTCAAGTGGTAGTTTTTTGCATACAAGGCTATAAAAAACTACCAAAAACGAGCCGCAGCTTTAGTTTGTTTGTTTTAAGTGGTGCGAAACTAAGCGCAAATGCTGAAACAATCCACTATTTGAGTTAACGCTAGCGCCCTCAAATTAAAAACTGGCAGAGGTAGGTCTCACCCTCTTTATACTAACTTGTCTTACCAAGCCTATCACTCAAAGTGCTACAAAGACCAATGAGCCAGAATATGTGTAGTCTAACCGTGGACTACCTTGTGTGTATTAAGACACAACCCTTAAAGTGGTGGTTTTTTTTCAAAGAGAACCACCAAACTCTTGCGACCCCGACATTAATCTGTCGGTCTTCCCTACGCTACTGGTCTTACGAACCGCCAGCATAATATATATAACACTTCACAGCGTAGGAATCTCTAAAACCCTCTAACTTTTTCAAGTTTTTTCTGTTTCTTTTTCCAATTCTTTATTGCCTCTTTTTTCTTTTCCTGTTTAATCTCGGAAGGCTTTTTGTAGAATTGTCTATCTCTCATCTCTTTAACAATGCCTTCTTTTTGTACTTTTCTTTTTAGTACACGCATAGCTTGTTCAAGGTTACCATTTCTAACAGTTACATTAATACTCATAAATTACCTCCTCTCTTAACAGTATAAGAAAGGTGGAGGGCACTACCCCTCCACCAAGGACTTACACTATGATTGATAGATTTAGATGGCGCTATCGTCATCTGACTCACTATCATTGTCATCCATTTGTGAACTCA